ACATCGCAATGCTCTCCCAGACCTTATTTCGGAGCCTGTGGAGGTACCTATCAGAACCATCTACATCATCATCGTTGTCGATGTACTTAACAGTACGATCGGCGTGCTTGCCTTTTAGTTCCTTGTGGTTTACAGGGTCAAGTTTCTTCTCAGATAGTTCCTCACCATCATGGGTTAGTTCGTCTCCTGCCTTGACACAGTTGTCAACTGTCTTACCACCCTTCTTCTTAGTACCAGCAAGCTTGTATCCTTTCCAGCAAGCCTTGCCATCGAGACCCTTTGCCTTCTCGATTACATAAGTCTCACCATCAATCTCATACTCTTCACGTTCAAGAACTTCAGTTCCTTCTGCCTTAGGTGCTGCTTCTTGTCCTACATACGCACCTTTCTTTGCTTCCTTCTTGCGCTTGGTGGTATCTTCAATCTCAGCACCATTAGATTGAGGTGCCATACCATCAAATGGTGCCTCAGAAAGATTGAGGTTCACGGGATCAGTGTTCTGGAAGGTCTCTCCACCCATCCATCTACCATATGCTTCCATCAACCCTGATGAAAATTCATCATTGTTGTTGACAGTATTAACTGGTTTCTGATAATTCATCGTTTAAAAGGAAGGTTCGTCTCGTATTATTTATAGATCTAATGTTCTTTATCCACTCACGGAACATATTACCTTCTTCAGAAATCACGATGGCATAGTTTCCACCCACTCTATGAATGTGTCCCTTTTCGCCAGTGCGAGATGACATAACAGCATCACCTTCTTTGAATACTTCCTGCTGACGTTGTTGTTGACGCAGTGCTTCTTCTCGTAGTTTCTTAAAATCTTTCATTTGTTTTCTTTAGGTAAAACCAACCCAGCACGAACATCATGCATCAGTTCTAATTTTTGATCAATAGACAGAGTGTTTGGTATACCGCTCATGAAAGCAGTTGTTTCCAAATCTTGTGCTGCCTTTCTCATCTTAGTTCCAGACATACCTTGTGCTCCATCGGCGTCAGGATCTCTAGTACCAGCAGAGATTACTTCAATACTTCTAAAACAAAATATAGTCTCACCACTTTTATCTGGTTGACAGTTGTATTGATTTAATTTCTCAGTATAACTATCCACTCTATCAGATCCTGCAACCATATACAAGTGGGTGTAATCTTTCATATACAACCACGTTGCAGCATGTAAGAATGTTACTACACTCTTGTCAACCACAAAGTTAGATGCATATTGAGGGAACATCTTTTTAAGATAGTCCATCTTCATATCATATAATAGCGGATTACAACTCTTATTGTCAAATTTTGTTTTCTTGTGTGACTGACTTGCAAACATGTAAGCATCAGCTTTATATGTTCTAGCAGCATTTGCAACTGCATCAAACACCTTTGCGTGTCCGATTGTTGGTGGTTGAAATCTACCGAAACAATATACTGCTGCCTTCATTTGCTATCTCCCGCTACCCAGTTTTTAGATACGTTGAAGTTAGCAACACTGAATGACAATCTATCAACCAATTTCACAGCATTATTTCCTTCACTGATAGCAACATATCCCTCAGGTGCTGTAATTTCATATCCATTCTCAGATCTTAAGTAAGTGCCAAACTTTTCACCCTTCTCAAGTTTTCGGATGAATAGATGCTTCGCTCCTTGCAACGTAGTATATAGTGCGACAGTTTTTAATAATGCTGCTTTGTTTTCTTGGATGAAATCAAGACCAGCATATGTTTTCATATGCTTTGTTGCCTTTGCCTTAGGTGTCTTTACCTTAGCAGCTGCTTTCATTCCTTCTGCCTCAAAATACTCTTCAAAATCACGTACAAAACTAGCAGCACTAGTAATTCTTCTTCCCTGTCTGACATAGGAATTGAAAAAGATTTTTAACCTTGGTCCTACTGTAAGTTGATCGTTTGCTTCGATCTGTTCTGCTACTTTATCTAGAAAATCTCCAGCGACACGAATGAGTGATGCACTAGCAACTCTCATTCTATTCAGTTTTTCAACCTCTGGTTTGGTAAGTAGTGTGTCTTTGCCTAGAGTATCAGTCTCTGCACTAAGAACTAGAACGTCTTTACTAGTTTTCAATCTTGATATGTCATACCCAAAAGATGCAGATAATTTTTCTGGTGTGCTACCTTTGTATGTTGTATGAAATACAACTCCTATCTTTGCTGCATCAGCTTTAGAATACATTTCATTCTCTTCAGAGATGCAATATGTAATTGTATTGGGTTGGAAAGTAATACACTGCTTTCCATCAATCCTCTCTTTCTTTTTATCGTCCGTAAAGAGAAGATCTCCTTGTGCTACCCCCTGTATACCAAGAGCAGGAAAATATTTTAACGCCGCTTTTAGCTTCTCTACTAGTCCAGGAGCATGACCATGGTTTCTTTCAATATCATCATTGCTGAAATTAACTTTGGCATCTTTGTTGAAAACAGATTTAGTACCAACAAAGAAATTGTTTGTTCCAGGATATATTCCACAAAATATAGCAGGTGCTCCATCCCACTTGGTAGTAATCTTAAAACTATTGTTAGAAGTTCCCATGAAGGTCTTGCCAAGCAAGTCTAAGAACTTGAATGCATCTGCTGCTCCTTGTTTACCGTCAAGGAGGATACTATCTTCTAAGTGTTCTAGGTGTGTGTTCTTGCTCATCAGTATACCTTTCCAAATGGTCCGTATTCAGCACCCTCTTTCTTAGATAGGAATACTAGGTCTGTAGCAAATCTATTCAGTTTTTGAGATGGGAGCATCATGACTTTATGCAACCATGTGATCTGCTGCAACTTGGAGTTGGCAACCCATGGTTCTTCGTTGAATAAGAACAACAGCGTGTCTAGCATTTTGTCAACGTCTTCGCCACGCCCGAAGGTCACGCCCTTTCTCTGTAGATCTGTAATCATTCTAGCATATGTGTTCCTTTCAGCAAGGAACTCGGCAGGAGAGTACGGGTATGAGTCTGGTTCTTTATTAAAACTCAAACCATAAAACGCCATCAAACTCAAAACTTTTTCTACTGTTGCTTTTCCAAGTCTTGCTGCTGCAGCACCCTCTTGTGTTGCCTCGTATTTAAGACCACTCTTTTTGGTACTGGTGTTCGCTTTGATCTGGAAATTGTATACAGTTGCGCCATCAACAACAAGAAATCTGCTATCTTGTGTTTCAATAGTTGCGCCACCGTCCCTAGTAGATTTAACACCCAAAGGACATTGTGCTCTGTCTGCCTTATATTCTAAAGTAAATTTATTTCCTACCTGTCTCTGCTGTAAGAACTTTCCACTGACGTTAACTGCTTGGAACTTCGCTGTTTTTCCAGAAACTTTTTTAAGAGATATACCGACAATATCCTTTCTCTTATATGCAGATCTAAGAATTGCATTCAACTGAAGAAGTTGAGCAGTCATACTAGGAGATCCTTTTGGACCATCATACTTACAAGTATCATCAATTGCTTTTCTATATTTTTCTTCGTGACGGATCATCCAAATGTCAGCAGGATCCCAGTTATCTTTCTGTGATATACCGTAGTTATCCTTGACAAAATCAGTTACATATTCCATGAAGGTATCACTGGTCTTCATACCAGGAAGTGTGTATCTCTTACCTGCTGCAGTGACACTGGAATGAGAAGATCCACGGGTAAACTCATCAAACTTTCCATTCCTGATATTTGCAAGGACTGCTTTACTTTGTGCATAGAAATTTTCTACCCAGTCATCATCAGGTCCTTCTACATCACCAAGTTTTTTCCAGATGTCTCTGAGAACATCAAAAGTTTCTTCGTCGTTTTTGATTGCTTGCCAGTTATTGAAACCACCAGCTCTCTTGAATGCTCTGTGAAACACCCATGCAGATCCAAGTTCCTGCATAGCAGTCATCGTAGCATCAGAAATTGACCTGCCCTGAGAGTCTACTAACTTACCAGTCTTCTCAAACTTTACCTTTTGTGGTCTATTATATGCCTGACCAATCCTGAAGACGATTGTGATATACTCACTCTCTTTGTAAGTATCAGTGTTTGGTTTGTTCTTATATGCTTTAATAATATTGTTGATTGTAGCAGCACTAGACTTAATAGTAATCTGCTTTGTTCCTCTACGGTTTTTATCTGGTAGAGGAAACTGTTTCATATCCCAGTCATCTTTATCAACTCTGAAAATTGCATTGCTTCCAGCAGCTCTAAAGATGTTCTGCATGGTAGTTCTCTGACTCTTAGTTTTAATTGGATATAAGATATCAGATGCCCTTACGTTTTGATATGCCATACAAAAAATCCTCCCACTAATATTTAGAGGGAGGAATGCTTTTGAGATATTCTTTTTCTGTTTGATAGGGATGTTTTTGCTTCGTCCAGATCTCGTATCCCTCTACAAGATCTGGAAGTAACCACTGGTCCACCCGATAGCAATACTTCCAGTTGACAGGTTGAATACAATTCATCACAACAACTTGGAAGAATGCTACCACATGAATCCAGAGACTATACACCGTACTTATCAAATAGTTTACGGATGTTCTGGGTGATTGGCATACCACTTGAGTAAGTCTCAAGCAGTTTCTCATTTTCATCGATGATGATTAAAACAGGAGTAGCAGTTACACCATACTTCTTAGCGAGAGCAAGGTTCTCTTCTGGGATTGGTTCATCACTGAAGTCTTCAAGGTGTACTTCCTCAATGATACTGGTACGCTCGTCTTTGATACTATTGAAGTATCGCTTGACGAGACCACAAGGACCACAACTGTCCTTGGTGAATAGGATAAATCTAGTTTTCATCGATCGCCAGCTGCGCGGTTTTCTGAGAAGTATATATCAAAGGAACCTTCAGGATAACGCTTCTCAAGTTTCTTTACGTTGGTTGCAATGACTTCATCAAAGCTGATGCCCAGTGCCATTGTTGCTTGAGCGACATACCATAGCAGATCACCCAACTCAATGATAAGATGCTCACGGTTATCCTCGTTCCAGGGTTTTCCTTGGAATACCATTTTCTTAATGATCTCAAGGAACTCACCACCCTCAGCATTAATTCCAACGCCAGCAGTAAGGAGTCTCTCAATATTGGCACCTTCTCGGTCAAGCTCACCAATACGATCAGCAAAGTCAACAAAATTCGTACTAGCATTACTGGTAACAGCAGCAACAAATTCTTCGTAACGGTTAAAATCAATAGTCATACATTCCACTCAGCAAATTTAGATAGACGGTTTTGGGTTTGTGCAAATTGTGAGAACTCTTCTCCAGGATCCTCACTATCGATGCTAATAGCGGAAGCATCATCCGCTACATCATACAGCTTCATTTTGGATCTGTCAATTCCCACCATGAATTTTCGTGAGGTAACAAGGTCTGAGTACCTGTTCTTAAGTTGTTTGACCATGAGGCGACCCTGTTGTTCAAGCTCATCAGTGCTGATAAGAGCGAACATGAAATCAGCAGTGGCAGGCAAACCAAAAGACTCAGAAGTATCGGTAAGGTCAGGGTCAGAATTACCGTAACCAGAGCGAGTAGTTTGAGTAGCTGAGACAATAGGAACATTACATTCCACAGCAAGACCACGCAGCTCCTCAGCAATCGCCTTGACATACGTGTAAGAGTTAACAATCGCACCTTTATACCTCGCAGACGCACAGATGTTTAGATAATCGACAAAGATAATGTCGGGTTTAAAATCTTTCTTGAGGGAAAGATCACTCAGGAGTGCTTTGAAGTGTCCTGCATGAGCGGACGCTGTAGGGTATTCTTTGATGATAAGTTTTCCCTGAGTCTTCCTAGCGATCTCCTGTACCTTACTAGTGAAGAGAACTTCAGGTAGTTCTGCAATATCTTTAACATTGACATTCAAAAGGTTCGCGTCAATTCGCTCAGCAATTTTCTCCTCTGCCATTTCACATGTAATGTAGAGAACGTTGTAGTTCTGAGTGAGCGCGGCAGCAGCTGCATGGCACATGAATAGAGATTTCCCGACGCCTGTACCAGCAAGAGCGACATTGAGAGTCTTGTTAGAGAGACCACCTTTCGTGATAAAGTTAAACTTCTCAAGATCAAATGGGACTTTCTCTTCAATTCTGTGGTAGAAATCATAGCGTTCTTCTGCTTGTTCAATGTAATCGTGTCCAATATGTTCGTCAAAAGATACCGCTAGTGCTTCTTGTAGAATGCCAGGTATCGCATCCTTTGATATTTTCTTATCGCCTCCATCTGCAATCTTGATCGACCGCATAAGGGCGAGGTATATAGCTCTGTCTTGGCACCACTTTTCTGTGGAGTCAAGGAGCCATTCGTAATCGACCCACTCGTCGGTAAGTCCTTGTACTGTCTGTACCGAATCTTGGTACGCATCGTCAGTAAGGTCATTACGATTTTGTAGATTGATCGTAAGCACTTCTTGAGTAGGGATTTTGTCATACTTAGAAGCGAAGTCAGCAATCTCCTCAAAGATAATCTTTTCATGATATTCTTGGAAATAATCTGCTTTCAAAAAAGGAACTACCTTACGGTAATACTCCTCGGTGAATAGGAGATTACGCAAGATAGTTTGTTCAATACGCTCAGTTGCCATAGGAGAATTCTTTTTGTGCTGCTGCTTCCAGTTGTTCCATCACTTCGGGGGTGAAATATTTTTCGGGATCAGCAAGTATAGCAGAAGGATAAACGGAAGATTCCCCAACACGAACCCGATTACCGACCCGTTGGAAGACTCCGTACTGTTCACCCAATTCCAGTAAGCCGTAGTATTTGTCAAGACCTCGCTCGTCAAAAAATAGACGTGTTGCAACTTTACTTCCCTCCACGGTTAGACGAGACTTCTTTGCCTCGCATTTGA